ATGTTCAAAAGGAGTTGGTGCTAAATTTTTTTCAAGTTGAACTAAACTTAAAGTTCCCGTGTTAAATTCAATATTTAAATTTGTTCCGCCAGTTGCACTGCCAGTAATGCCACTTGCTCCATAAGAACCAGCTCCAATTTTTCCTTGAGCAGTGCCTGACCAAGAAAGGCAATAAGTATCTGAAACTAAATTATTACCCTCTATTACTTGTATTAGACTTCCTGCTGATATAGTAAGAGTTGTAATATTATTTGATGTTGCAAATGTATAAGTGCAACCAGAGGCACCAGCTTTCCATCTATCATGACCATAAGACCCCGCGGTTAAAACTACTGTTCCACTCACAACTCTTTGGTTTATACTAAAATTGCCATTAATAATAACATTTTTGTTTGGCGTAAGGTAAGTAACGCCTTGATTGGTTGTGCTGGCTGGTCTAATATCTTGAACCAAAACAAAAGAAGTTCCATCATATCTAAACCTAGAATCTTTTGTTGTTAGAATATCGCCAGCTGTTAAATCAGTTGAACCATCTTCTTTTTTAAGGTTTTTAGAACCAGCCCCATTAACATTTACAGTTGAAGCCCCAGAGTTAGCATTACCCGCACGGAATCTAATAGTCATTCCGTTAAAATAAAGGTTAGCACCGTCAACAGGTGATTTAAAGGGAGAAACAGGGCTTAAAACATAAGTGTTCGCAGTTCCTGAATCAGTAAAAAATTGACCGCCACTAGAATAACGAGCAGAAGCAATTGATAGTTGAAATAAATCTGTAGTTGACGGAGTTTGTCCGCTTGTGGTTGTCAAATTATCAACATCTGATAATTGATTCCATTCTGCACTTCCAACTGTGTTGCCATCAACTTTTGATGTATTAAAATCAGACATAAGAAATAAAAATAAAATTATAAAGCATTTGAATACCTAAAAAATAATTGAGCATTTGCAGGTTTTAATTTGTTAAATAAACAATTTAATATTGCTGGCTGTTGCTCAGTCAATGTAAAAGGAAAAGTTAAAGTAAATCCTTGTGGTTGTAAAGATGCAGGCAAAGTAATTACTATCGTAAAAGGTGCTGAAGCTTCAGCAATTAATAAAAATGGTAATGTCAATGGAAATGTAGAAGTTGAAACTCCGTTTGAAACTTCAATATTATAGCCCAAGATAGAGGCAATAGTTTTAAATTGCTTTTCAGTTGTAGCATTAATTCCTGCCAATTTAAGTAAAATATTTATTCTTCTTTGCTCTAATGTCGAAGCTACTGGAATACATGAATCAGGAATGCCAACAAATGCTTCCCACTCTTCAATTAAAGTAGTTGTTTTTTCTGGATTATACTGATTAGCAACATCATTAATTTGATTTCTAAAATTTAAAAACTCAACCGCGAGACCATTTAAGATTTTTCTTAAAGTAGAATTTTCTTTATTTTTTGCTTCGTGCAAGCGATCATCTCTTAAATATTGAGATAAAACATCGGCTTGTTGTGTTTGTGTTCTTTGCTCTAAAATCATGGATAAGTTATTGTCCCCAAAATAGCCAGTTGCGAATCGCTTACTGCTGTATCGCTAGAAGGCGTTGATAATGTAAAAGTTGGCGAGTTGCCATCTTCATCAATAACACTATAGATTAAAGAATTTAACTCAGTTAAAGCAACATCTCCGCCGATATTAATTGATGGGCTTTTAAAATAATCAGTTAAAGTTTGAGTGATTGCGGTTTTCATCGCTGTTGTGTTTGGCGATAATGTTGCAAAAACAATATTTATATTTACCGCAGTAGGTGCTGAAACAACTACATAATTATCTGGAGTATTTGCAGGTTTAATTCCATTATCAACATCGATTATTGCATTTTTAACGGCGTTAACTTGTGCCGAAGTTGGAATTATATTTAAATCATTATCACGAGTAAAATAAATAGTCACATATCCTGCGGACGGTGTAGCCGTTTGAATCCAAACCCTAGTTATTCCAGCAATTCTTTCTTTAATAAAAACTGGTAATCCTGAAGCGGTAAAAGGAGCGGTGAAATTTGAAGTTCTTTCTTTTAATCTAGTTCTTAATTGTTCATCAGTTTCAGCGTCTAAGCCAAGTGTTAAACCGTCATAACTTAAAAAGCAACTATCATCAACATCAAGAATCGGACTTATTAAAGTTAATTGTGAACCACCGCTGGAATTGCCAGCGACGCCATATTCTGTAGCTTTTATTGCGACATAGGCATTAGTAGAAGATACTGTAATTGTTCCCGTTGCGGGGCTTGCGGGAGTTCCTGAAACTGTATAAGTAAATTGTGTATTTGAAATAACCGTTATTGTTGCGGTTATGTTATATTCAGCTTGTCCAGCACCCGCAATGGTTACTGAAAGTCCAGTTGCTAAATTATGGTTAGATAGTGTGGTGGCGGTAGCGGTTGAACCGCTTCTAGTTAAGCTAAAAAGCCCTATTGTTTGTGCTGAAATTGTTCCTAAGGCTTGAGTCTCATATTGCGTGCCGTCGGCTTTTTGTATTTCTGTTCCTGTCGGGATTGATGTAGTAGCAACTCCAGTAAAAACCGCATAACCTTCAGCTTTAACTGGGTCTTTACGAGTAATGCCAAACCAAGAAGCCCAAAGTTCTAAATATATACCAGTTGCAGTTTGTGGGAATAGTTGTTTTATTAATTCTTTTATTAAATCATTATTTTCATCGAATCCAGCTGACATAGATTTGGTTAATCCTAAAGCAAATGAATTTCTAATGTTTGGGTCAATATGTTTGGAGCTATCTAATTGTCCAGCGTTTACGGCAAGAATAAGAGCGTTTGATATTCTTTCTTGAATTTGTGATATTGTTGGAAATTCAATTGCCATTTATAAATTTAAAAAAAGATTATAATATTTACTATTAACTTGTAATTTATTTATTAACTCAATTTCTAAATTAACTTGAGTATTATTCTTTGTTGCCTCAACTTTAGTTTTAGAAATTATTCCGTCGTCAATGAGCCATCTTAAACCATTATTTACAGCATTTTTAATCAAAGATAAATTTGAATCAGTTTGTTTTGCTTGCTCGGTATAAAACCACAATAAAGAACCAATTTCATAACCAGTAATCAAATTAAATTGATTTGTAAAATGCCCCCTTCTTAAGGTTGGCTCAGATAATTGATTAGCTCTTTTTTCGCAAAAAACTGACATAAAAATTGCGGTATCTAGACTATCTGTTTTGGCAATATCGCCATTTTCAATATCTAAATCCCAATAATTTTTATCTTGATTTAATTTAAAATCTATTGCCATTTTTTTAAAAAGTTTTATTATTTAATTTATAAAAATTTATAAAAATTAACAACGGGAAAAACCATGATTATAAAAGGCTACATAACCAAGACTGACGGCACATATGCTACAGTTGTTTCATATCAAAACGAAATATTTGATGATGTTTTATTAATTTATCCTTACGGGTCGCAAAGCCATATTAAGCCAAGCGAGTCAACCCTTGTATTATTATTTGGTGGACTCGGAAGTAAAACGAATTTGTTCGGTATTCCTTACGATGTCTTAACGCAATCAACATTAGAACAAGGTGATAGTGAAATAAAAAATAGAGTTTCTAATAATGGCTTTAAAGCTGGTAAAAGTAAAAATAATATTGTTGGCGATACAGATTGTGATAAATCTTTTAATGCCGTCTCTTATAAAGTAAATAATATTAAAGTTGTTGGAAGCCAACAAGCAACGATTGCTAATCCTGCAGGTGGGATTATAATAGACGCTGAATCTCGACTCGCAATTACTAGCATTATTACCGCTTTAAAAGCTCATGGATTAATTGCTTAAGAAATTAAACCAGTTGCGAAACTATTGCCAAAGCTTTTAACTCCCGATGTGCTAAATGCACCTTTTTCAACAATATCTAAAGTTGTAAATGATCCTTGTAAGCTTTGCGAAAATTCTACGCCTTGAATTAAAAAAGTTCCTGTAATTTGAGCGGTATAATCGATTATATCAACTAATGTGTTCGGTTGCCAAATTGTTTTGTTGCTTGAATAAAAACCAACAACTTTACAAGTATATCTTGAACCTTTTGCACGCCTTAAATTAACATTCCATTCAGCTAAAGCCTTTAAAGATTTTGATTGTGAGGCTGTATCCATTGAAAGAATTTTGCGTCTAGTTTTTCTTATTTGTGAATCAGTTGCAGTTCCTTTTTGTGAGATACTTGTTTTTGTATGCGACTTATTATTGCCTTGCGAATAAACTTGAATAATATTAAATCTATCAACACTTGAAAGCGTTAATTGTGCGGACAAAATATTATTATCAGAAGTAAAATTATTAATTAACATATTTTTAACGACATTATCATCTTCTCTAATAATTGATAAATTTCCTTCTGGATTTATTTTTAATAAAACTTGTAATTTTTTTGCATATCTATCTAAAAAATCAAAAATACTTTCGTCATTTTCTGTTTTAATTATTTCAGTTGGCTCTAAATTGAGTATCCCGACTTCATTAATTACTTTTACCGAAGAAAAACCATTATCTTTTAAAACAATATTTACTAACTTGTCAAAATTTCTTTGAGAATAAGATTTTTGTAATATCGATGAATCATATATATCGCCTCCAATATCTCGACCAGATACAGTTATTGTGTGTGAATCTGCTGAATATGAAATATCAAGTTGTTCAATATATCCTGTTATTCTTAAATAATCATCAATGAATACTTTTGCTTGTTGCTGTAGTTTTAAATTATTTTG